CTTTAGAGAATAGCAAACTATATTAGCTTTCAACGTTACTAGATTGTTGTTGAACTCTCCGTAAATTTGAGATGAAATTTCCGTATTATCAATAGCATAACCGTCAAATCCGCTGCAAAACTTTTTCCCTTCAATAGTTGCCATGTCCATCAATTCAAGAGCCATTTTTTGATTTAGTGAAGCGACAGCTCCGTCAACTCCAGTTGTGGCGGATTTGTAGTAATTCATTGTTTTTTCTATCTTTATTTTATCATTGTAATAGTCAGATATACTTCCATTTACTGAACCATAGAAATAAGGTTCTGTTTTAGATACTGCTGATGCCGAGATGAGTATTGCTAAAGATAATAAGTTCCATTTTTTCATATTTAGTTGTTCTCACTATGGTTGCTTTCAGTTTTTTGCTTCTACGCACTGCGCTCCCACGCTTTGCGCCGCTCTGCGAGCGCGGGGCGTTGGTGCGGAGGGCGTAAGCCACATACTTTAATAGTGGCTTATAGTCCCAATGTGGAACTCAGTCTTCATTCATAACTTCACTGATATATGCTTCGAGCTTTAGTTTTTGAGTCCTTTCCACATTACTTTTGTATGATAAGGCCATGATTATTTGGCTTAATGTCTCTTGATCTTCCATTGTTAGCTGTTCTGCTAACTTTATGATTCCCTTTAGTTTTTCATAGTTTTTTGCTACTTCTTCACCGAATAATTGGTTTATTGAAGCTCCAAGCTTTGAGGCCAGTTCTGGAATTTGATCTGCTTTAGGTGACGTTTGACCATTTTCCCATTTCGCATATGTGATTCTTGAGACATTCATTGAATTAGCCATGTCTTCGATGGTAAATCCTCTCATCTTTCTTAGTTTTTTAATTTCTTCTGAAAACATATGTAACCTCTCTACGTTCATTTTTCTGATTATAATGCATAGTTTTATTTACATTGCTCAAATGAAGTGATAAGTTATCATTCAATGTATAGAAAAATATTCTTGACAGGTTTTCCCAGTGTACGATTTGTTTGGTTTGAGAATTCATTTTAAGGATGAGCTATATACGCCAGTTGCGGTTCGTGACGGGTGGGAGTTTCATATCAATATGAATGAGCTTATTCATAAGGGACTTAAACTAGAGTGTGGTATTGTTGCTGATACTGACTCTGGTGACGTCGATATAGAAAACTTACGTCACCCTTGGGAATCTGTTCCGACTTCTTATGCAGGTATTGCAATGAAGGTATTTCAAGGCTCAGGTTTTCGTGAGGCCGCATGCGTAGAGTTAAAAGCTTCGCCAGCTAAGATCATGCAAGGACATAATGTTTATGGTTCCGATAGCTTGGTTAATTGCCTTACTGCTTTTTTAGTTTCATTTAAAGAAGCGATGCCACTTTTTTCTGAAGTTCTCGACTTTGATAAAACAGATATCTTCCGTTTTGACTCCACATTTTCAGTTCAAGTTGAATCACGTGACCAAATCCTTGGTGCACTTAAATCTCTGTCTTCCGTTTCTCATAGATACCTTCGTCCAAGCAGAGAGGGCGATTACGAAACATCTGTTTACTTCAATAATGACAAAAACAGCCCCGATTCTGGACGTTGTACTTCATTAATTATTTACTCAAAATCAGACGAAGTTGAGAAACAGTGCGAATCTCTTAAACGCTTATCCAAGAAAGAAAAAACTCGTAAATATGATCATGTGATCAAAAGCCTTTCTGATGAGTCTTTAAGAGATTTTGCAACTAATCGCTTACGTTTCGAGGCTCGATTCATGTCTCGCTGGTTCCAAAAGAACGATATTCCTCGCAACCTTTGGGAGTTTCTCGCATACGTAGAAACCTTCGAAGCGTCATCTGGCGGCATGTCTTTCTGCGAGTGGGCTTGGCGTGATGCTAATAAGTATCTGCTTGAAGCTATCGAGGGTTCGACTCTTACTGTAGTTAACGACCATAAAGTTATGGGGCTGCTTCATCATCACTATGACACGATAGATGCGAAGGGAATAACCCGTCAATCTAAAGCTTTCCGTCTATTTCAACTGTATGACCGTTTGAAGCACAACACATATAAACAGGTGAAAGAGACTATGTCCAAATCCAGCTTTCATAGAAATATCAATGACTTGATGGCAATTGGTTTTTCAAAAGATCAATTGCAAAATTTGCATCTTGATGAGCAAGTTCCTTTGGGTACTGTTCTTACATTCGATTTTAACAACCAACGCCCCTCAGATTATGTTGAACCTGCTTATGAAGGCATCAAAACTGGTTCTGATTTACTTGCTTACCTTAAAGGTGAGTCGCCCGCTGAAAATGTGGCACCTACAGAGCTCGACGAAATTTATAACGCACTTGAAAACGTTGGTATGCCACCATTCTATGCTCGTGCTCTCCAAGCAGGCCGTGAAGTGCGCCTAAATGAGCATAAATCCGTTTCTTTCGTTCTCTGGCATGACGGTACCTCTAACTTAGTTTTCCATAAGCCTAATGATAAAAACGTTAGGTTAGCCCCTCCAATAAATCCGAAAAAAACTGACTCACCAAGTGGAAAAATGAGTTTCCAGCAATGGTCAGGCAATGCTTAATAAGGAGCAAAAAATGAATAAGATGCGCATAACTATTTATGGTTCTAACTTCGGCGAATATCAGACTGATGATGGTAAAAGTGGTATTTTTGCTAATGTTCATACTCTTACGGATTATATTTCAGATGGGAATAAATGCGGTTGTTCACTAGGTAAAACTGCTGTTGATACTGCTAATGCCTTTGCGGTTTCTAAACAAATCCAAATGGAACTTGAAGCTAAAAAAGCTCCTGTGGATTTTATTGCAACGTTTGGTCTTGGTGTTAGTCAAGGGAAAACAACAATGTTGATTAAATCTGTTGAAATACCAAAATAACATAAGGTTTATATAATTATGATTTACTATATTATTTCATGTTTAGTTTTATTCTATGCTTTAATCAAATTATGGCCTTTGGCAAGAATGGTTACTTTCAACTTAATGACTGCACAGCCTATTGTAACTAAGCAACAGCGTAGGGATATCCGTCGAGCACGATGGGCTAAAGAAGGGTTTATCTACAATTCTGATGATTACAAATATAAATCCTTAAATTAAGGGTTAAAATGGAAGATTTAACAAATATCCAAATTATCCAATATCAAATAACCCTCGCTTATTTGATTTTATTCGCTTTCGGTTTTAATGCCAATATTTGATTCTATGGAACAGTTAACATTTGAAAGTATTGAAGCCATTGATTTAATAAGCGGTGGCTTTATTGTTTGGCTAACTGGTTTAGCCTCTGGCATGACGCTTCGTTATATTAGAAATATCATAACTATAGCGTCTAATAATTAATTGGAGTTCTTATGAAAAAGACTATTTTAAGTAGTTTGGTTGTTTTAGGTAGTACATTAGCAACCTCTGCCAACGCAGCATTAGTTCAAGCGGATGTCGACTCAATTGTTAATGGTGTTACGGCTGATGCTGGGATTGCTATTGCTGCTGGTTTCTCAATTTTAGCTGTTGTTCTTGGTGGTCGTGTAGGCTTTGGTTTAGTCAAATCCTTCCTTTCTTCTGGCGCATCTTAATTTCAGATTTCAACTATCTTTCTTTAATTCAAGGCGTGCTTTTTGTGCGCCTTTTTTGATCGAGGTTTGTATGATTAAGCGTTTAAGTGTTTATTTTCTTTGTTTTTGGATCTCGTTTTTTCCAGTCTATCAAGCTCATGCATTTGCTCCTGCTGTTGCAGTCGGCTTAGGCTCAAATGCTGTTCGTTTTTTAGCGTCAGAAATTGCGTTGGATGTTATAGCAAGAGGTTTTGCATCAAATGACCCACTTTATAAGACTCAGGGGAAGTTACCTAGAGCAAAGTATCTTAGTTTTCTAAAAGGCAAGGGGAAACTAGTTCCCTTTATAGCTCATGGTCTAGCTGCTGCGGGGTTTTCAATAATTGGTGATGACATCGTTATAAACCCACAAGTTGACCCTGTTCCTGAGGGAGATGTTGCACCTCAAAAGGGGGTTGCATGGCGTAGTGGTAGCATTATTGGTGAAACTGTTACTTCGGCTGCGAGTAAGAAA